TTAGTCATTGACCTCGATCCAATCCTCTGCTAAAACATCACATGGTGTTGGTGCCCACATGGAAAAACCTTCACCTTCACCAGTAACATTAATAAGAAAATAAGGTGTAGCCTGTAGTACTTTCCCATTAACTTCAAGGGTATCAAATAACTGAACATAATTTTCAGCGCCCCCCCAACCTGTACGTACATATTTTTTCTTTGCTTTTAAACCTGGTAAAATTTCTTCAAATGTCATATTGTTCTCCTTTATTGTCTTTAAACGTTGATTTAATAGGCTTTTCAATGAGCCTATAAACTCCTAAAAATAAATTTGTTCACCTTTTTGTGGACTTACAGGTTATTTATAGCTTTCTCAAAATAGGAAACAGCTTCCTTTTCTTTGTCCATGGAAAGGTGTCCGTAAATGTCCATGGTCATAGCCAAAGTGGCATGACCTAATCTGTATTGTAGTTCTTTATAACTAATACCAGCATTTAGCAATAAACTAGCGTGAGTGTGTCGGAAAGCGTGAAAGGTAAATCTAGGGATACCAACTTCAGTAATGCGCCTATCTAGGCTTTCCTGTCTAGTAGCCATGTTTTGATATTCCTTTAGTGGTGTTGAAAATACCACAGCAGAAACACGCGTCCCAGTCTCTATAAATAATTGTCGTTGCCTATTCTTGTAAAGTCGTAGCAGATTGATTGTTTTCTTGTCTATGCTTATGACCCTTACCCCTGCTTTGCTTTTTGGCGTACCAATTAACTTTAATAACCTACTATAATTCTTGGTTATGCTGATAGTTCCATTCTCTAGATCGATATCAGACCATTCTAGGGCTACTACTTCCCCAAATCGGCAACCAGTAGCAAGTAAAACGCTGTATAGAACATAATCAAAGAAATAGCTAAATTTCTTATTGGCTAGCTTTTCCATGTAAGCCATTAACGCTTTTAAATCTTCTGGAGCTATGAACTTAATAGCCTTATTTTCCTTTTTTGGTACTTTAGGCAACATAACATCACGCGCAGGATTGAATGGCAATAACTGGAGAGATACGCCATACTGTAAAACACGTCTATTTATCGAATGAACTACACCGTAATGGACTAACTGATTTGATAAGTCGTTTATGAAGCGCTGAATATAGCTGACAGTTAATTTATCAACTTTCATAGTTCCAAAAATAGGTATTAAGTGATTATAGAGCATTCTCTTAGTTGCTATAAATGTCTGAGGCTTTACCGTAAGCTGATAATTTTCTAGCCATAACTCAGCCAATTCTTGATAATTCTTTATTGGGACAACTTTAGTAACCGTGTAGCCATTAGAAATGAATTCATCTTGCGCGTGCCTTGCTTTCTGCTTAACTTCTTTTCGTGTCCTACCTGTTACGCTAGTTTTAGCTTTCTTACCCGTTACTTGGTCAATGCCTAGATAAATACTAGCACGATAAACGATTGCACCGTTTTTCTTCTTATGTTCTTTTATTTTCATGATGATAAACCTTTCCATCAGCAGGCAAGCTATTATTAAAAGGGTTTTAGATTAGTTTATATCATGGTATAATAACGGTATCGGGTTAATATCCGAAATATTATAAATAGAAAATTGTGATATAATATTGTTGTTTTTTAAGACCTTGCGAGCGTGGAAAACTTGCGAGGTCTTTTTTGGTTTGGTTTTAGTAAGTTGGTAAATTTTTAGATAGCCCAGAAAAGCTGGCTGTCTCTTGGCTATTGTTAGCCGTATATATCAAAAATTGTAATTCATTCATGGCTATTCCTTTAAGGTTACCCCCATCATAAAAAAATGTTGTTCAATCCAAGTTTTGAAACCGGTGGGAAGGGTCAACTGTCCAAATATTGCTTTTTTTATCGCACGACCCCCCACCCCGAAGATAAGAATACTAAATTATCACATCATTAAAGAGACAAACGTTTCTAACTGCCATTGCTTTTATTGGAGGAGTAGTTGCATAAGTTGGAAATCGATTATACTTTTGCAAAGTGAATGATGAAAATAGCTCATGAATTACCAAATTTCCCGACGTTGGGAAATATCGGAACAGAAGCTCTCTACCTTATTGCCACCCTACCAGATAACCAAAAGTAAGAACAGCTTGATTGCTGAATTAGCGTGAATCTTTTTCAGATACGGAATACAGTAAAAGCTGTGGAAGATAATAATTCTTTATATATAGAAATTTCCATCTTGATCGGCTGGTTTTAGGATTGCTAAGATTCCTTCAACAACTCCAATGAATCCAGGGATAAATGTCCAACAGAAAATAAGGTATAGGATTCCTGTTCCTGTTTTACCGGCATAAAATTTATGTAAGCCAAATTCACCTAAAAACAGAGCTAATAGAACATAAATTACTTTGTTTACTTTTCTTGGCATAAATTTTTCTCCTTTGTATAAAGCGTTTAAATACAGATACCATGGTTTTATTTATATAGATAAAACCCTTGAAAATACTGGCGCGTGGGTCTGAAAAGTTCCTACATGTGGCTTAGTATGGAATAGCATAGAAAACCTAGAAAACCTACCTTTTGCTAAGTCGGGAATGGTGTCTTTTTGATAGGGCGTGACTTGTCGAAACCTTATATCCAAGCCCATATAGTTAGGTAAGCGGTGCGTGAATGTTGAGAAATGTTGAGGCCTAGTCCTATATAGAGACCTGTTATTAAAGCCTATATAGGTACTTGAAAAAATCTTTTATATGACAAAGTAGCCTAGTTTTCCACAACCTGGGCAGAGCTGTTAGTTATCTTTGTTACGGTTGATGGTCATAAAGAGCACTTCACGCCAAACTTTCACCATTTCTAACCCTTCGTCAGCTAAGTGCAGAAATTTTTGGGCAGCCTCTTTGTCCGTAGCGTTAAATATATTTTTCTCTTCTCTTGTCAAAAGGGCGCCCATGACATCGTCGAAATTGTCTTCAAGTCGCTCTAAATTATATTCCGCTATTGTAAAGTGTTGAGCTAAATCCAACGAAAGCATTCGCTCTATATACTTTTCATCTTGGCGTTCTGCCTCTATCTCTTGTTTGATTTGATTTCGTAGCTTTTTTTCGGAAGGAGATAACTTTAATTCTTCTCTTGTTTGTTGTTCTATAAAGTCCTCTTTGTTTTTATAATCACTATACCCCAGTAAATAGGCTACGCGTACCCCAAAATAATCCGCTAGTTGCTGGGCTTTGTCTGGTTTGATTTGGCTTTCGCCGTTTTCCATGTTTTGTAAAGTTCTATAGTGAACTCCTATTTTATCGGCTAATTCTTTCTGGGTCAAGCCTTCTTCTTTACGTAATTCTTTCAATCTATTCATAAAATATCACACCTTTCAAACAGTATTATACATAGTTTTTTTGAATAAGTACATTTTTTTTGTGTTTATTTTAAAAAAATAGTTGACAAATACAATTTTGCTGTGTATCATACAAATAAAGCACAATAAAAATGTGCAACCCTCTCCACGACCTTTCACACTTTCAATATATGGAGGGGACTTTTTCTAAGAAAGGAGGATACATCATGGACAAACTACGAGGCTATCGTGTCATGCTAGGGTTAACCCAGAAAGACATGTCGGACAAGCTGAATATTTCTTTACAGTCTTACAACAATAAAGAGACGGGTAAGAACGCTTTTAATGACAAAGAGCGACTAGCAATTAAGTCAATGGTTGCTGAAATCAAACCAGATATAACCATTGATGAATTATTTTACAGTTAGAAGATTAAAGAAAGGACAGCTTATTGAGAACAGAAACATGGAACGGATATACTATCCGATTTGTAGAGCACCAAAATGAATGGTGGGCGGTGCTAGCTGATATTGCTAAAGCACTAGATCTGAATCCAAAATTTATTAAACAACGTTTGGGAGATGAGGTTGTTTCAAACAACCACGTCACAGACAGTTTAGGGCGTCAACAAGAAATGTTAATCGTTAATGAGTTTGGCATTTATGAAACTATCTTCTCGAGCCGTAAGAAGGAAGCCAAAACCTTTAAATTATGGGTATTTGAAACCATTAAACAGTTAAGACAAAGCACAGGCCTAGAGGGCTTCCAAGTATTTAGAATGTTTGATAAAGAACATCAGAAGAAAGCTATGAATAGGCTTGTCGATGGCTTACAAAATGCAACTAAGAAAGACCTTATCAAAGCAAACACTATCGCAAACAAAGCCGTTTCTGACCTATATGGTTATCCTAAGATGGTTAGTAAAAACGAGATGACAGAAAACATGTTGCGAGACCGTGAGCCTATCCTTGATGAAACGGTTGAACTAATCAAGGTTAAAGAAAAATACGGCTTAAATTTTAGCGTATCTGAAGCTATCTATAACCAAAACACAATAAAAAAAGCGCAGTGATGCGCGTGGATAAAGGAGAAATGATTATGAAAGCAACAACTTACAAAGAGTTGAAGAAATGGATTGATGAAGGTGTTGATTTAGCTGAGCTAGCACAGGGTTACGCTGACAAAGTACCAAATGCAGATTGCGAACAGTTTGAAGCAATCACACAGGAAATTTTCAACGTATTGGAAGGCGTATCGCTCATGCTTGATGACAAAGTGCTAATCTATAATCGCAAAGCAGAGCAAAAGCGTTTGAATGACATTGAACAAGGCAATTATTAATCAATAATCAAGAGCAACAAAAAAAGGCTTACCGAGACCAATCAGCACAGCCTTTAACTAGTATAACTAAACTCAAATAATAAAGCAGGCAAGCTATTATTAAAGGGGTTTTAGTAAAAGATTTGATACTTCCATTGTATCATACTACCGCAGAGCAGGCAACGACTTAACAGTTGCAGTTCTCCCCGACAAAACAACAATAATCAAATAACGAGGTAAAACAGTGAATATCATAAAACAAGTAAAAAGTTCTTTTGGAGAACTTGAAATTGATTTTTATCTGGACAGGAATAGAAATATTTTTGTGACGATTGAACAATTAGCGCAGAGATTTGGATATAAGAGCCGAAATGCTATTGAAAAGATGATAGAGCGCCAACGCCAATTTTTGGTTACTATGCTATCGCTCGACCCACAAAGTGAGTACGTAAATAGTATATCATGCGTACTCTATTTTGTGAACCATTTGCACATTGAAAATAGAATACGCATGTTTTTTTAATTTAGGGGTTGACAAATTATGTAGCTACATAATATAATTTATTTTGTAGCGACAGAAAGGAGTGATAAAACTCTATGACAGCTACTGTAAGAAGAGGACGACCAACTGAAAGCAAAAAAGATTATATGCTGAGGGTTAGGCTTGATGATGAAACCAAGTCTAAACTAGAGCAAATCGAAAAGAAAACATCTCTTTCAAAGTCTGAGATAATCAGAAACGGAATAGATGAACAGTTTGACCGTCTCAAATAGAAAAACAAGCCCCTAACGTGTTGTAGTTTGGCGACCGCACACGCTAGGAGCTTCCGACCTGAAAACAGGTACGTAAATATTATACATGCGTACTCTTTTTCAGTCAACACAAAAAACAGAAAGGGAGTGCGCTTTTTGTGTGCTCAAAAATCAAGACAATATGATTAAGAAAAAAAGAAATCCGAGAGTGTTATTTAGAAACGTCGCTTATAAACTATCTGAAATTGAAGGGAAAACATTAACAGAAATCGCTTCTTTTCTTGGTTTTGGGAATTCAGAAGCTTGCAGAATCATTCTATATAAATGGAAGCGTAAAAAATGGCTAAAATTCGACCTCAAAAACGGTCATTATCGTAATGTTGAAGTATTACATGAAGTTACGCTTGAAAAAATGGCTAACAAGGAGTTAAAAGAGCAAGGACTCATTTATAAAGCTAACATTTACTATGAACAAGTGGTCTCAACATCCGAAATTATAGAAGACATTAAAACCAAAACACAAGATAGAATTAAAGCCATCCACTTACAACAAAAAGCGCTAGAGCGTATTCCTAGCGAGTTATTTGCAGAATTATACACTAACATGAACTAATCAGGGAGCTACCCCTTAAAACTAGCATGAATCTAGTATAGGAAACCGGCAATTACACAGAAAATAAAATTAAGCGAGAAAAGACATAATGAAATATAGAGTAGAAACAAATCCTTTTTCAAAAGATAGATACACTCCTGAACAGCTAGAAATGTTCAAAAATCGCCAACTCAGCAAAGATAAAGCTGAAGCATATTTCACTCGACTATATAACCAACATATTGCTCGGGTGATTATTGCTAATGTAATGGCAGAGTATACGACTACATTCAGGAAAAGTGCCACCAGCTTTGAAGAAGCATGGGAAGCTTTAGACTATCAACGAACTACAGAGATTGTCTTTAGAGCCGTTAACGGTTTACCTTGTTCAGAGAAAGACACAGGGGAATTAGAAACTTATTTAAGTGAGGTATCGGCATGATGCAAGAACTTAACCTCACACCAACACAGACACTTATTTTATTCATTGTTTTAGGTCTCTTAGGGCTTCTCCTTAGCCTTTCTAAGTCATTAATAGACATTGATTTACCAGAAGATACCCAAGTCCCTAAACCACGTCAGAACGCAAACTACGGGGCTTATATTCAATCACAGAACCATTATTACAATTAGGGAGGGAACTGCATGACAACGGAAGAATATTTTAAAAAATTGCTAGAAGATAGCGAAAAACAGCCTACAAACTGGTTGAGTGATAGGGTTTTAGACAAAAATATCAAAATGCTAGATGAAGATATTGAAGCAGAGTGGGACGATTTTCCGTTATTCACGAAAAAAATATTTATCAATACTACACAACGTGACTATAACAAAGCTGATGCCGTTGTTAAATTTTTGGAATCAATACCAATAGAGATGGAATATAAAAAAGGGCTAAATATAGTTATACAAGCATTGAACGAGTTAAAAGATAGTCTTAAAAATCAAGTGCTTGGTGTTATTGATAACCAAATCCTGTTTCCAAATGATAAGGAGGACACGAAATGACACTACCAGAGAATTATAGACGTGTCCTTAATCTGATCAAGGTTGGAGCAGACAACCCCATTACAGGGGCAGAGATTAGCTTAATACTGAAACTTGAAGAGCGTTCCGTCCAAAGTATCATCAGTAGCTTAATCACACGCTATAACATCCCTATTATCGGCATTAGACACGGATTCAATCGTGGGTACTTTATCCCAGCTAACAAAGAAGAATTACTAGATGGTGCTAAAGCCTTTTATAATCAAGTACAAAAGGAACAGGAACGCCTAAGTGTGTTATTGAATGCCGATTTAACCAGTTATAAGGAATTACTCAAAGGAGGTTAGGCATGAGCTTATTTAGTCAAGATTATGAAGCCAAACTCTTAGAACAAAACCTGACCGCTTTTAATCGCTTTTTGGAAGCCTACCAGAAACCTAAACCAAGAGTTTTAGGGTTGATAACGGCTGAACAGGTCAAAGAGGAATTAAATATCAAAGGCAAAACTCTAAAACGGTGGGAAAATGCTGGGTTAAGACGATACCAACCACCACTAGAAGATACGAGGAAGCATTACTATAAAGTCAGTGATATTCTTATTTTTTTGGGGGTAAATGTGTAGATGGCTATTTATGAAGCAAGAGGCTTTAGCTCTTATTTGTACCCCTATAAAGGACAATTAGAACCATTTGACTATATTGCTCAGTTTAAACCTTTGAAACCTCCTGAAGGAATCAATATTGAAGAATACAAGCGAACGCAAGCCCCTTACTGCCTGAGTGGCAAAGTCACAGCAGAGAAAAACGGTGGCTATAAGCGCAATAATGCTAGTTTAGTTTATCGCGATTTGATTTTTCTTGACTATGACGAGATAGAAACAGGCGCTAACCTACCTAAAATCGTTTCTAAGACGCTTTGGGAATACAGCTATATTATTTATCCAACGATTAAACACACCCCTGAGAAGCCACGCTATCGCCTTGTCGTGAAGCCTAGTGACACTATGGACAAAACGACGTATAAACAAGTGGTCAAGGAGATAGCTAATAAGATTGGACTACCGTTTGATTTAGCTAGTCTTACCTGGTCGCAATTACAAGGCTTACCCGTCACAACAGGCGACCCAGAAGACTATCAGCGCTATGTGAACCGTGGTCTTGATTATCCTGTCCCTAAAGCACCCAACCGACAGGTTACTACTACTTACACGTCACGCCCTAGAAGTCAGCGTTCTATTACCATGAGGGTCATAGATACCTTGTTTAATGGTTTTGGAGACGAAGGCGGACGTAATGTAGCCTTAACTAAATTTGTTGGTTTGCTATTTAATAAATGGGTTGATTGTGATATAGAAACAGCTTACGAGTTGACAAAGATAGCTAACGGTGTGACAGATAACCCATTACCGATTGAGGAGTTAGACCGCACTTTTACCAGTATAGCAAGAGCAGAATTTAGAAAGAGAGGATAGAGCCATAGAAAAAGAAGATTTGAAAAGCCTTGAAAGTGAAATCTTAGAGGCGCGTGAAAGTGAAGATAAGTATTTCAAGACTTTCAAAAGCGTTAGGGGGCAACTTATTAAGGAATGTCAGAGTATTAAAGAAGAAGCCTATCAGATAGCTTATGATGAGGTCATGGCAGACAGCGAACATCTTGAGAATGTAAAAGCGGGCAGATTGACCGAGGTACAGCATAAAGAACTAGCCCACCAAAAAGGACAAGAAGCAAGCGAAAAAGCGTTGCCTAAAACACCGCTAGGGGTTGCTATCATGCTGAAACAATATATCCACTTTATCAGGATTAAACCAGAAGCGCAAGGACAGAAAGCCCCTCTGTACTACTATAACCCTGATTTTGGTATCTGGTTAGAGGATAACGAACTTTTACAAGACCTTATTTCTACAATTTTCCCAAACGCAACGGAAAAACAGGCTTTTGACACCCTTTATAAAATTGCCAGACAAAGCCAAATGAAAGAAATTCAAGGAAAGTATACGGTTATTGGCAAACAACTTTACAATGCTGAAACAGGCTTATTCGAAGAAATAACGCCAGAGATAATAGTTACACGAAAAATAAAAACAGGTTATAATCCAAATGCAAAAGAACCAAATTTAAAAGGCTGGAAGCCTACAACATGGCTAAAAGAACTTTTTGACCATGACGAGGAACTCTATAACCTTGCTATCCAAATTATAAAAGCAAGTATCACAGGTCAATCATTACAAAAAATCTTTTGGCTATATGGTGAGGGTGGAACAGGGAAAGGAACGTTTCAACAGCTACTAATCAATCTGATAGGTATGGAGAATGTGGCTAGTTTAAAAATTACAGGATTATCAAACAGTCGCTTTTCAACTTCTATCTTATTAGGAAAATCTCTAGTTATCGGTGATGATGTACAGAAAGACGCTGTTATCAAAGATACGTCAGATATGTTTAGTTTAGCAACAGGCGACATCATGACCATAGAGGACAAGGGAAAACGCCCCTATAGCATACGCCTGAACATGACCGTAGTACAATCTTCTAATGGTTTGCCAAGAATGAACGGGGATAAGTCAGCCATTGATAGGCGCTTTAGAATTTTACCCTTTACTAAAATATTCAAAGACAAGCCCAATAAAGCCATAAAAGAGAGCTACATTAACCGCAAGGAAGTTCTGGAATACTTGGTTAAATTGGCGATTGAAACGCCAATCGCTGACATTAACCCTAGGAAGTCTATTGAAATACTAGAAGAACATCACAAAGAAATGAACCCCGTTATTGACTTTATTTCTAAGTTTTTTACTGATGAACTGACAAGCGAGTTTATACCTAATAGCTTTGTCTATCATGTTTGGAAAGGTTTCTTAGAGTATTATGACATCAAACAGACCAAATCAGAAAGAGGCCTACACAAAGAGATTAAAAACAATCTTCCAGAGGGTTTTGAAACAGGTATGAAAATTATACCATCAGGTCAACAACTCCATAAAGGTTTTTACCCTAAAGAAGATCTACCACCCTATGCTAGCTTAGCCTATTCTAACGGGAGAACATCGCCAGAAAAACAGAAAAAGCCCAAAAATGAAAGAGGGTACTACAATCATTGGCCAGAGTATAAAAAGAGGAGAAAAAAATAAAATTTATCACGTTTATCACAAACGAAAATTAAACGTGATACAAATGAGTCCAGTCATACCAAGGGGTTGACACATTTATCACGTTTAACACGAAAAAAACAAAATTTCCCATATATAGGTATATAGGAAGTAGTCCTTGAATATCTTATATATAGATTTTATTTTTAATGTATAAAACGTGATAAATGTGATAAATAAGAGTTAAACCCTTGATACTACTGACTTAAAATTTATCACGTTTAAAAAAGCTAGTGTGATAAACGTGATAAATCGGAGGTAAAAAATGAAAATCAAACTATTTTATCAAAAACACAAAGAATCACTAGATGATTTTGAATATCGGGTCAATCAATTTACCTTATCGGTATCTGTGATAGATATCAAGTTTTCAGAAGCAACTTATGGCAATTATGAAGACATGAGTACCACAACTTCTTTATTGGTCTTGTACAGGTAACTGATATGAAACTACAATTACACACACGAGGTGGTAACACCATCACCATACAAGGAGACCGCACCCTTTATAATGAGTTGGTCAAATATCTTTTATCTGGCCAACAACCAAACTGGGTAGCGTGTCCTTCTGCCATTATCAATTTATCAGACATTATAGCAATCACAAAGGAGAAATAGCATGAGAACATTTTCAGACACACCAAAAACATTCACATTCCACTACACTTTTAAAGACTTTGACACCGCTCAGGTAGCTTGCCATGCCATTCTAGGGTATATGACTGGGACATATCACGCGCCCGTGATTGGGGTAACGATTAAAGGCAAGGGTCAGTTAGTGCTGGAGTATGTGGAAGATAAGAAACTAAGCAAGGTCTTCAAGCGTATCTGTGACAGTTTCAAGGACTATTACAACCAACCTGAGGATATGACGGATGAAGAACTTGATGACATGGCTCAGGAAAATGAATTAATTAAGGAAGTTGAAGAACTTGATGATCAGCGCGTGGTTCCTTTATTTGAGATTACTCAAGAGGAAGCTAATGAACAAGACACACTCATGGCTTTCATCTCAGACCATGACCAACTAGCTGAACATCTCTCTATGAATTATCAGGAGATGAGCCAAGACGATTTAGGAGCTATCCTTGAAACTATCAGTCAAGCCTTTAACCATTTGTATGATATGGTTGTTGAAGGTCAGTTAGTCGTTAAATAAACAATCAGAGGGTTTTCCCTCTTTTTGTCGTTTTATCAATAGTTTTGGGTTGTTTGAGTTTTAAGGAGAAAGAATGTTAGAACTAGCTATTGAAAGTATCATTAAACCAATGAAGGCACAGAGGAAGACAAAGATTACAGGAACAATGGATAACCAACCTATTCGCATAGACCTAGATAATCTGGTTATTCATTATAACCATCAAAACTTATTACTTGAAACGATACCAGGAACTTATGGTGGTAAACGCTACTTCTTCTTGTGTCCTAAATGTGAGAGACGTTGTCGGAAGTTATTTAAGGCTTCTCATGATTTTGCTTGTGGTTCTTGTCAGAAGGTTCATCAAGCCACACTCAATCGAAGCAAGACAGACTGTTGCTACTACTGGCGATTAGCCTTTAAAGAGTGTTTGAAAGTAGATCCAAAAGCCAAACACAAACATGGTTATTATAGTCATGATGACTTTCCTAAGCGTCCAAAATACATGAGAATAGCTAAATACTTGTATCATTGGAAGAGATTCCATTACTATATGGATAAGGGAGACAGGCACTGGCTATAACATTCGGGAAATACCCCACTTGTTTTTTAACAGGGCTATATCGTTCGTGTTTTTGAGAACGCCGCCCTTTTCCGTGCAAAAAATTCCCTTTTTGAAATTTTTGATAAAAATTAAAAGCTTGATTCTAAAGGATTTTATATCTAATTTAAGCTAAGTACCCTACCACAAAGAATGACTTTATCAGACTAAAATAAAACATGGTTTTAGAACTTCTATCTGACAAGTTGATATTTTATATTACCAACTTTAAAAAGCGCTTAGAAACGATTTTAGAAGCCAAAAGCGAAGTACTACAAAAAATATCTAGTTTACAAAACGAGAAACACAAAAAGACGCTCACACAGAACGTCTCCTTGGTTAAATTTAAGCTTAACTAAATTATACCAAAAAGGAGTTAATCATGGGCGCTAAAGAACAATTAAAAGAATTGAAGCCACTTTTTGCTTTAATGACCTTATTTGAGGAACAACGAGACAAGGACATCAAGCTGATGAATGCTTTTCGTAATCCTGAGTTACTAAATGGCATTGAAAAAGGTACTGCACAGCAACTCTTATGTTTGGCAAAAGAACGTGACAAGAGGCTAGCCATGATTACCTCCCTACAAGATGAGAATCAGATAGCTGTTATTAAGGCTAGATATGTGGATGACTTATCATGGGACGAGATACCAGATAAAGTAGGTTGTTCAAGGAATACTGTTTTCAAACTACATAGAGAAGCTTTAGAGGTGTTAGATGAGCAAGAAGAACGCTATTCGTAAACTAAAAGAGTTTCATAGATGGCAACGTATCGCCAATAGCCTTAATTTAACCTATAACGAGCGTTACCAGTTTGATATAGATTACCATTCCACGCGCAGAACGTACCTTGAAATAAGCCGAGAATGCGCCCTAGAGGAACTAGGTGCAATTAAGTATGCCATTAACCAACTGTCTAAGATAGACTACAGACAAATACTGATCGAGTGTTACTTGATTAGTGAAAAGTTATCTAATCAAGAGATCATGACGAAACTTAATCGCTCTGAAAGTTGGTACTACGAGACTAAGAAAAGAGCCTTGCTTGAGTTTGCGGAGCATTATAGGGATGGAATTCTAAATAAAATAAATTAATAAATCATAGTACCTTTATATCTTATATGTGGCATAATATCCGCCAGGGAGTAATTTTTTGATATAATATCTTCATAATAATTTAAATTTATTTTTTAGATGGAGATAGTGAAATACAAATAAAAACTTTTAATATGGCATATCCAGATAAGTCGTGTAAACCAACACCCATTAATGAATTGATAGAAAAGTTTGATAAAGAAATCAATCAATTCATGGAAAATCAAAAAGAAGTTATCTCTGTTAACACACAAACAAATGGACTTGCTGGTGGTTTTCAATATTTTGTCACTGTAGTTTATCGAAACTGACTTTGAAGGGATAAAAGAAATTAAACAAGCGGATAGAATATTTAAAAACTATGCTGTATTTAAACGTCTATATAAGCTATCTTGACCAATCAATACTTAAAACCTAGCAAAAATAGGATAAGCAGGAGACAATTTTGTACTGATAATCAGATAAGCCTTTCAGAATATATAATGTTACGAGAAATAGCACTTCTAAATTTTTATGAAAAAATACCAATATTATTTTGATTAGATAATGAAAAAAGCGTAGTATTTAAACTACGCTAGTTCTTGCCTGCTGAACTCGTTAAAAATTTGTTCACCTTATACTACTTCTTTAGGCTATCAACCATTGAGTTGATAGTCTTTTTTTATGCCCAAATTTGTGGACTTTTTTGTGGACTTTGAAAGAATATCTAAGGATAATTAAAGTTATAGGAAATCCCTAGAAACGTTGTTATATCAATAGTTAAGGTGATTTAAAGACATATAAAAATAGCCAATCCTCAAAATTTCTTCAAATGTCATATTGTTCTCCTTTATTGTCTTTAACCATTGATATATCAAGGTTTATTGCTTATTTAAAATCATAATTTAAAGTTTCTTCGCCTTTTAGTTCATCTAAAGGCTACTATTGTTTTCATAGGATAAAATAGTTTCTGGTCATCCATTATTAGTAAATAATATTTCGTCTTTTTCTTGTTGGTCAAGAACATTATTTTTGTTCTTACTCCTTCAATTCCCACAATAAAGTTATCTGCTTGCTCCGTCAACAAAACAGGTCCATTTTCCACTAATTCATAAGAAATACTTAGTTGATTTAGCACAGCTATAACTTTTTCAAAATCATTCGTAATTTTCTCCAT